AACCCACGTCGTCAAAGTAAGCATCAACGCGCGGGTTGCTGCCCTCGGCCCATTCGTAGGTTCCGATTTCCAGCCGCGCCAGGTCGTAAACCTTCTTCACTTCGACCCCACTTTCGCAATCAACGCTTTGATGTCGTCGCGTATCTCAGCAAGCATCGCGTTTGTGTCATCACGCGCTGCTTTCGCAAGGTCCATATCTTCCTTTCGCTGGTGCCACAGACGGCGAATTTCCTTGGTGTTCTCGATGCTGCGACTTTCCAGTCGAATGAGCCAAACAAGAAAGCCAACGAAGGCGAGCGCCACGGGCCAGAATTGCAAAATGGTTTCGGTCACGTCGGTCTCCGTCTAAGTCTCTTCGCCAAGTATGCAGATGTAGCCCTCATGTGCGACCGCCACTTTCATCCGGTAATCTATCCAGTACCATAGGACCGGGTAGTTAGCATCTTTCAACGCCACGGCGTTAATCCACGCCACGAGAAGATACGAGGCGATGCAGGTCACGTTGTTGCCGCCTCCAACTCAGCATCCGTTGCGCCATAGCCTCCGAGAATACGCAGGGACTTGATGTTGACCACGCCTTTTGGTGCAATCTGGAAGTCCGTTGCGGAGAGGTCAGGCAGGGCTGTTGGGGTTGTGTCTGCCGTCAAGGCTGTTCCGTCTACTGCACCGTTGAGGTCACTGGATGTGTGACGACTTGCGATGTTGAACGGAACGTTGATGCCGGGAGCATACGCATCGTCGCCAGAGCGAACTACATCTGCGGTGTTAGATGCCTCCTGAATCAAAGTTACATTTCCAAACTGTGGCAGAGTATTATCCAAAAGTGTGGTAATGCGGTTATCCGCGTCTGCTTCCCACACGAAAAAGTCTGTGTTTGAAGTGGCGTTTTGATGCGTAACTTCCCCCTCTATCGCTATCGTCATAGCAGTGCTGTCGTATGGCAGGAGAGTGCTGTCGATGCTCAGTGCGTCCTCTGGTCGTGTGACCTGTGAGCCAGCCGTGGGGATGTAGGAGGTCTGCACCCCTGTTTCTAATTGCGCATTGCTGACGGTGCCTGTGACGGTCAGTGTTAGCGTTCCCGCTGTCGGTGTGAATTGCAGGGATACGCGGTTTTGCTCGCCAGTACCTGTTCCGACAAGCGGCCCAGCCGTTGATGCGCCTGATAGTGTAACCGTTCCAGTTCCGGTGAAGTGCAGCGTATGAAGCGCCGCAGTGACAGTCGCGTTTTGCGTTGCAAGCGTGTCGCTGTTGAGTAGCAAATTCGTTGACTGAGGCTCCACCAGACACCGCTTGACCCACGATGAGCCGTCCCAGATGTGGTTATCCTTGCGCAACTCGCCTGACGCCGCTGTCTGCAACGTGCCTGTGCTGTCGGTATATGTAGCAGTTCCTGCCCGCGTGTGCGTCAGGAGGCTGGCGGCTGTCGATGTTGTCCCATTCGCGCGGTATTTATCCGCCTCGAAGTCGGCAATGGTCTGCGGGGTTTGACCGCCAATGGCGTAGGCGGCAAACGGATTGCGTATCGCACCAAAGGGCGACCGGATGCCGTCAAGCGGGGATGTGATGCTGTTCAACATATCTCAGCCTTTTTGAATTTGTTGCGTAAGCGTTGCAGTTCGCGCTCAAGACGTGCAATCTCTTTGCGCATTGCCACAACGTCTGTGACGCGCTCCCACGCAGGAGATGCTGTTGGCTCTTCTTCTATCGCTATCGCTTCTTCTTCTATGATTGCGGGCAGGTTTTCCAGTTCGTCGCTCATGCTGGTGCCTCCGGCCATGTAATGTTTTCAGGAAAGCCAACTTGCTGCGGAACATCGCGCAGGGCTTGGCGATATGTGGCCCATGCCGCCGCATCAACGGGCGCATCGGCAACCTGCGTCCAGTCGGAAGCGGCTAGGAGGCGATCGCGCGTTTGACGGGCTTCCTGTGCGGCCATTTCGGCTGGGTCAGGCGCAACGTAAGGCGCGATAGCCCCAAACTCTCCAGCCTGGGCGCGGTCATAGAGCGGGTCGCCGGGTTCAAGACAAGCTGACCCGGTGCTATCGTCTGAGTAATCGGCCTGTATCCAGCCCACCGCGTTTATTTCTCTAAGGTTCTGAAACATCATGCCACCGCAAAGTCGGCTGTGCCGCTTTCTATTTTGTTATCTGTCAACGTAATTGTGCATGAAGACCCGGTTGATGCTGTGACCTGAATGTCAATTCGGTCTCCAAGAGAGACTGCCACGTCAGAAAAACGCACGCCTGTTAGATTGGTGTATGTAGCAAACGCTACTCCGTTCTTGCGAAATGAAGTGGTAAATGTCGTGGGACTTCCAGATGATGCGATTGTGGTTACAACGCGAATTGTCCCTGGGACCAGAACGCCAACTGAAGCCTCATCAATCAGCGCAGACCCTGACCCGCTTCCCGACAGCACGAGACTAAAGTCTTTCAACCTGCGGATAGGCGTGCTTCCGGCTGTTGGTGGTTGTAAAGCCGCTGTTCGAACCTTCGGCGCACCGCTTGCCCCTTCAGCCAATGCCGTGGGGTTCTCAAACGCCGCCAGAGCCTTGGCGCTGGTCCACGGCTCGCCCGGTAGCAGGCTCGATGTGCTTTGACTTGTCCAACTTGCCATTAGTCCCTCACTGTATCACGTAGCCAGCCGTTCCGTCCGGCATCAGGCCCGTGTTCTCGGTAATGTAGCACGCATTTTCTTTTTCCGCATCAGTCGCGGTTGCGAAGTCAGGCGCGGTGTTTTCCATGATAAAGCTAGGCCGCTCAAACAGGATGAATGACTGCGCCAGGGCGCGATAGGAAAAGCCGGGGTCCAGTTCCTCCCACTCGATAATCTGCCACGGCTCGGTGACAGAATTGCCTAGCGGGTCAATCACGTCATAGCTGGTCACGCTCACAACGTCGCCAATGGAGAGGCTTGCGTCCTTCTCGGCCAACTGCAATTCGAGATATTGCGGCGTCTCGCGGTATCGGATGAGGAAGTTGGCCTGCACCAAGATGGCGTTGAGGTCAGTCCGAACGAGCGGAGAATACCATTCAAGGTTCCGCACTGTCCCGTCCGCGTAGTTCGCGCTCTCGGCCTCGGCATCAATCCTGATGCGCTGCGTGCTGTAGTTCTTTGGGTCAGTCAGGCTTTCGGTCGGGTCTTTGCGCCCGTAATAAATCGTCACCCGTGTTCTGCGGTCGTCAGGCGTCCGCTTGATGGCGCTGGAAACAATCGCGTTGCGCTCGCTCAACTCAACAGGCGTGCTTGTCGGTTGGCGGTTGGCAAGCATCTTGATTTCTTGCGCCCGCTCATCCCACCAGATTGAAAACGTGCCATCCCGCATAGCTTCGGCGCATATCTCAGAAACGGGACGCGGCTCGGTAAATGAGCCTGTACCTTTCAGCGTTGAAAGATAGCCGTTGCCCTCGCTGGTCCAGTCGGTCGCATACGGTATCAGGCTCGCCGGGATGGTCGTGTGATTGGTCAGGAGGTCATAGACCATCTGCCAATACAGAATGTCGTCGTAATGCCCGACGCGCTGCATACCGTCATCTGCATCATGCTCGTCCGCTGTAGTACCCAGAGCGCCACGGACAACGCCGCTGAGTGACCAGACGCCTGCGCTGCCTGTGTAGCCCGTGTAGCTAATCACCTCACCGCTCAGACGGCCATAGAACAGCCCGTCATTGCCGAAGCTATCCGACACGTCGTCCTCGGTTCCGGTGACTGTGATGCTGGTCGTGCTGGCGTTAATATCGGACTGCAAGCGAAGGTCAGTTGCGCGGGGAAACTGCGCTTTCTTGCGCTCCGCCCTGCCAAGCGGGTCTAGCCCGGTGATGGTCCAGGCTCCGCCCGATGGCGGGTTGATGTTGGTCACGTCATAGCGGCGCACTGTCATCGCCGCCAAGCTGTCGCCTTCCTTGCCTGTGTAGAGATACATCTCCAACTGCGGCACTGCCTCGCCAAGCCACGCCAAGAGCAAGCGCCCAATGCTGCCCTGTACGGTGCGCTCGGATGCGTAGAAGTCGCCGAATTGATTGCGAAACTCGAAGTCATCCAGCGTGACGGAAACAGTCCCACGCAAGCCAAACGGGCTTTCACCCTCACGCACCGCTCCGAGGTTAAGCCGGGTTGGCTCGGTTCTTACTGTGCGCAGGATAGGGATAGCCGGCCCATACCATTCATCGGCGCTTGGCAATCCAGCCGTGAGCGGTGCGGGGTCGCCCGGTCGCGTGAAGTACCAACGCAACTCGCCGTCGAGGTTAAACACGTCCTTAGCGCCGCAGGTGTTGTACGTCTGGAAGCATTTAGGCGTGCCTGTGGCTGTGCAGGTTCCGACGCCGAAGCGCAGGTCGCAACGCTTCTGACGCAACTCTAGGACTTGGACGGTCTTAGTCATGGCGCGGCATACCCCATGCACTGGAACGTCACCGCGCCCGAATTGTTGAGGTTTGCCCGCTCACGGTTAAACCGTGGCCGCTCCATCGCCCGCGCATAGGCAACATCGTCAGGATAGCTAGAAGGCTTGGCGGCAATAAAGAACGGCCCAGTGTTGTCAACGTGGTTGATAAAGCCCTTCCATGTCACGTCGCCAGACGCTGCTCGGAATGTCTCAGGCAGGTTTTGCACGGTCAGGTCAAAGCGCAGGTCTGCGCCCTCAACAGCGCGGCCCAGGACATCACCCCGGATGCTTTGCTGGTGGCGATACCGAACCTGCTTGCTTTCGCTGATAGGCAAGCCTGTAAACACCGATAGCCGTGGCATTTCCAGAACCTCGCCCGCCTGCGCAACGGCAATCTGCGGTGCTGCCGAACCGCCTGAGATAGTGAAGGCAACGGTCGTCACGGTGGTTGAGCCAAACAAGAACACAATCGCCCCGTCATCGTCAGGGCTGATGCTGCCGACCGTAACGCCACCCGCTGCGCAAGATACCGTTGCCCCCGTGCTGCCAAGGTTATGCGCCGCAATCGCCGCGTAACTGGTCGCTGCGCTTGAGAACGTCAGCGTGACTGTCTGAGATGTGCTGCCGCCTTCCCAGACGCTCCACGTCTCGCCGTCAACTAGCCAATTCACATCCGCCCCTGTGGCCGTGCTGGTGGCCGTAGGCGTTGCCGTGTGAGTGTCGAAGCAGATGCGCGGCTGGTCGATAGGCTCTGAAATGCCAGTGAAGCCGGATTGAATGACAACGCTCATTGAAACACCAGCCTTCCGCCTCGGTCTAGCTGTGATTGGATTTGTTCAAGTAGCCCCTCAACCGATGACCGGCTAAACGTATCGCCTTGTAGGTTGATTGCGACTGTTTGCGTTGGTAGCGCGGGTGCGGATGCTGCGCTGGATGCCGCGCCCGTTGAACCTGCCCCGCCACCGCCAGAACCATTGTCGTTCACGCTCTTAATCGCATTAACGAAGCCGATGCCCTTAGCAATGATAGCTGCCGCCGCTGCGAGGTTCTGCGGGAACGGCAGCTTCAGAGCATTTGCAGCACCTGCGTATGTGCTGATAAGCGCCTCAGCCGCGCCGAACACCTTGGCAATCTTCAACGCCTTCTTGTTGTTCTGTCCGATAGCGTTCAGGATTTCTGCACCCGCACCTGCAACCGTGGCGAGGTCAGCCGCCGCGCCCGCTTTCTTGATTGCGTTAATGCGCTTCTGGTGTTCTTTTTCAAGGCGTTCTTTCTGCTCGTTATATTCGGCTTGCTTAATGATTTCCGCCTTGAGGGCTTCATCTAGAAGGGCCATGCCTTCAGCATACCACATATCGACAGTTTCGCGCTCTGTCAGAAGCCCTTGCGTTAAAACTTCAAGGCGCTGCTCTAGCTGCTCACGAAGTTGTTCGGCCTTACTTAATCCGCTTTTGCCATCATCAATTTCAAACGGAGTAACAACAATTGGCTCTAACTCAATAGGCGGCGCTACGTTGTCGCCATAGTTTGAACCCGAAACGCCAGCAAAAACTGCATTTTCAATGCGCGTTCGCGTTTCCGCCAAAGCCCTTTCAATTTCGTCAAATTCTGCCTTGGTTTTTCGTAATTCTTGCAAGACTTTTGGCGTTCGCGGCCCTACTGGACCATCCTCAGATGCCATGCCAAGCCCAGCGGCTTCAGCCGCAGCGCGTTTTTTTGCAAGCTCGGCTTCTGCCGCAGCAAGTGCGCTTGCTGCAAGCGTGTAGTTGTCGTTCGCAAGGTCAATCGCAGAACGCCCAGCCGCTTCAGCCGACCCTGGCACCAATCCCATGCTTGCGTTCAATTCATCCAGAGCATCTCGCGCATCATAGGTGGACGTTTCCATGTCCTCGGCCTTAGACCGCCA